AGCCTCGTTGCACTCGACAGCTCCTACACATTGCATATTTATGCAAAACAGCATTTGTCTTCTGCGAAAAGAACAAGCACTATGCGCGTTATGCAAAAACGCAACGTTTCTACCGTATTAAGAGCATTGCTCGATCAGCACGGGATCTCCCCCACGGAGCTTCACCGGCGTACCGGCGTGCCTCAGTCCACCCTCTCGCGGATCCTCAGCGGCAAGATCGTCGATCCTTCGGATAAACACATCTCGAAGATCGCCGAATACTTCGCTGTGAGCACCGACCAGTTGCGCGGGCGCGCGGACGTTGTGCCTGTCGGCAATGCCCGCCGCGATGAGCCGCACTCCGAACTCAAGGACATAAGCCTGTGGGACGACGAAACACCGGTCGAAGAAGACGAAGTGTCGGTCCCTTTTCTGCGCGAGGTTGAATTGGCTGCTGGATCAGGAAGATTCGTCATCGAGGAAAGCGAGCGCTCAAGCCTGCGCTTTGGCAAGCGCAGCCTGCGCCATAATGGCGTGCAGTTCGACCAGGCCAAGTGCGTGACGGTGCGCGGCAACAGCATGTTGCCAGTGCTGCGCGACGGCGCCACGGTTGGGGTGAACGCAGGCAAGTGTGGGATCGGCGACATTGTCGACGGCGACCTCTACGCCATCAATCACAACGGCCAACTGCGGGTGAAGCAGCTTTACCGCTTGCCCACCGGCATTCGCCTGCGCAGCTTCAACCGCGATGAGCACCCGGACGAGGACTACACCTTCCAGGAAATGCAGGACGAGCAAATCGTCATCCTCGGTCACGTCTTCTGGTGGGGCATGTACGCCCGTTAACCCCTCCGCTGTCAGATAAAACCCGCCGCCGTGCGGGTTTTTTTCGCCTCCTGAAAAGCCGCAACCCCCGTGTTCCCAAGGGTTTCATGCATTTGCGCACTGGTAACGCATAAATAAATGCATTTGCGCATTGACTGTATATGCATCCATGCATATTCTGTGTCCAAGCCGCTCGACAAAGCGGCTGGCAACGAAGCTCTTTAGTTCCACCAACAGGCAGCGATGAACCGGCCTTAACGGTTCAGAGGGTTGGCAACTGACCCGGGTGTGCAGCGTAAAGCACCAGAAGCAGTTATCCGGCGGGCAGGGACCGCGGTCGGAGGAACAATTTGAATGGATCCGTACCGCGCCAGTCGCGCCGAAAGATCAAGCGCATTACTGAAAAGCCTGGGCAACCGGGCTTTTTGGAATGCCTGTGCCGCGAGGCACTTCAAACCGCCGCCAATGGGAGGGCTTTCGATGCTGAAGGATTTCAGATGCGGTCACTGCAAAAGACTTCTGGCCCGCATGGGCGAGAACACCGAACTCCAGATCAAGTGTTCCCGATGCGGAGCGTTGAATCATGTGAAGGCCGTTGAGCCTCGAGTGAACGCCGGCGAGCGAACAGCGTGCGGAATAGACCCTGCACGCCGTACTCAATGACATCCATCGAGGTAAGAAAAATGGAATTGCTTAAAAAAATCCTGCTGGCGACTGCGTTTCTGTCGTCCTTCGTATCCCTGAACAGTTGGGCTGATACGGCCCTGTCGTGGAACCTGGCCCGGGACATGTACCTCATGACCGAAGCGGCGCCGGCCGGTTCGCCCTGGTCGTTCATGCAAAACAAATCGGGGGTGAATGCCTCGGCCAACTACACGCTCTTTCCGACGTTCCAGGCCGGGGTATGCAATGGCAAGCCAACCACCTGCTGGCGTGACGACCTGACGGGTGCTTGGATCTCCATTCCCAACGCAAGCTTCACCTTCACCGGCTCGGGCACCAGTTTCGTGTTCAAGCAGGGCGACGTGGCCACGCATCCAGGCACCAACAGCCAGAGCATTTTCCGCTGGGCCAGTCCTGTCACCGGCAATATCAACGTGCTGGGCCGGGTCAATGACCTGCATAACGCTTGCGGGGACGGTGTCGGCTGGTCGCTCAACCTGGGTGACACCGTGCTCCAGTCCGGGAGCCTGGCAAACGGCGGCAGCGCCACGTTCATGCTGAACAGCATCGCCGTCACGCCGACGTCTTCGCTTTATCTGGTCATCGACAGGAAAGCCAACAACTCCTGCGACGCGACCAGTCTCGACATGCTCATCACTCGATAGCTTATCGATTCTCTCGTTCTTAACCATCACCCCCCAGGAAGCGTGACATGACAAACGAGCAACAAGCGTTGCTGGACATGCCGATCTGGCTGGTCATCGTGCTCGCCCTGGTGGGCGGGGTGTCCGGCGAGATGTGGCGCGCAGACAAGGAGGGCGCCCGTGGCTGGTCGTTATTGCGGCGCCTGGCCTTGCGCTCCGGTGCCTGCGTGGTCTGCGGCGTATCGGCAACCATGCTTTTGTACGCCCTCGGCATGTCGATCTGGAGCGCCTGCGCCTTGGGTTGCCTGACCGCCATGGCTGGCGCCGATGTGGCGATCGGTCTTTACGAGCGCTGGGTCGCCAAGCGGATCGGCGTTTGCGAAGTCCCTCCGCGGGACGTTCCTCCCGACCAGCAGTGACTCGACATCGCTGATCTATGCCAAAGGAGGCAATCAATGCCTGCCCTTATCGAAAAACCGTCGCAGCTGTTTGTCGCCATTGCCCAGACGCTGCGCGCCATTTATCCCGCCTTGAAAGTCGGCAGCCCCCAGGATTTCGATGGCACCGACGATCAACCCTGGGTGCTGATTGCCCTTGAGCGTGATGCGCCCGGTAACCGCGCCAATGACGGGCGTATCGCTCATGTCCTGACGGTTTCCTTGCAAGTGGTCATGGCCGTTCCAGGATGGGATGCCTGCGATCTGGCCGGGGAGTTGAAACACCTGGTCATGGATAACCGCTGGGGGCTATCGGGCGATCAATGCGACCTGCCCACGGAGCTCGATGGCCTGCCATCCACGTTCATTAACCCGGCGCGGGCGTACACCGCCTGGACCCTTTCCTTCAACCAAACCCTGTACTTGGGCCCGACGCTGTTGGAAGACCCGCTGGGCATCCCGAAGTTTGCCCGTACCTGGGAAGTGTCGAACATCGACGACCCGGACCAATACACCGCACTCGAGGGCTGACCCATGTTTGATGCGCTGTTACGGATGCATCTGGGGCCGATCATCGAGCGTCTGGCGCAGATGGAAACCGAGCTGGAAGACATGCATCGGCGGGCGGAGAGTTTCTGCCGCATCGGCGTTTGCCAGGAAGTCGACGCGGCCAGCAATACCTGCAAAGTCAGCCATGGCGGACTGCTAACCCCGGCGATCCGCTTTTTCAACCCGAGTGCCGGGGCCCAGAGCGAGTCGCGGATTCCGTCCGTGGGTGAGCAATGCCTGTTGCTCAACCATGGCGGCGGCGAGAGCGGCGGGCAGGCGGTGGCGTTGTTCGGCCTCAACGGTGGTCAGTTCCCGCCCGTCTCGACCCAGGCCTCGCTGACGCGGCGCCTCTATCAGGACGGTACGGAAAACGGCTACGACCACGCCAGCCATGTCCTGCACTGGCAAAACGGCCCGGCGGCGTTCAGCGGTTCTCGTGAAGCCCTGCAGTTGAACATTGGCCCGTCGCGGCTGGCGATGACACCCGAGGTCATCGAATTGCAAGTCGGCGCCGTCGGCATTCGGCTCGACGCCTCCGGTGTGCACCTGAGCGGCCCGGTAGTGGATCACCAGGGACGCGTCATCAGTACCGCATAAGAGATTTCCTCATGATTGGAATCGATCGAAACACCGGCGCCACGGTCGACGACTGGCTGCAGTTCGTGCAGCGCGCCACCCGTGCATTGACCACGCCGTTGGGCACTCGCCAGAAGCGCCCGTTGTATGGCTGCGCACTCACGCAGTTGCTGGGGCAGAACCTCGGTGACGACCTGCTGATCCTTGCCCAGAGCCACGCGGCCCAAGCGTTCTACAACCCGGATAACGGCATCGATGATTTCGAGCCGCAGGTCATTGTCGCCAGCCGACAGGGGGCCGGATTGTTGTTGCGTTTCGCCGGCACCTGGAAAAACCGCAAACAGACTTTCGAGGTGGTGACATGAGCATGTTGATACCCGGCCAGAACCAACTGGCCGAACCGGCCATCGTCACCGTCGAAGCGTTTGAGGACCTGCTCGCCGAATTCAAGACCTTCGTGGTTGAGTACGTCGGCGCACGCTCTCCCGCCAGCGCGGCTAAGCTGGTGGACAGCCTCGAAAACGAAAGTGAACTGCTGACCCTGGCCCTTGAGGCGTTCTGCGTCCGACTGCAAACCCACGAACGCAAATACAACGCCCGCATCAAGCAGATGTTGGCGTGGTGGGCCACGGGCACCAACCTCGACGCTCGCCTCGCGGACATGGGCCTTGAGCGTCAGTTGCTCGATCCGGGCGATCCGGCGGCATTCCCGCCCATCCCCGCGGTCTACGAGAGCGATGACGATGCACGGTTGCGCTACTACCTGGCGCCCCATGCCCCGGCGGCCGGATCGCGCATGCAGTATCGGCGGGAGATTTTTACCTTGGGTGAACGGCCGGTGGTGAAGGTTGAAAACGCCTCGGCGGGTGTGGTGACGGTCACCTACACCTTCGACCCGGATGGTCATGCGGCGCAGGTCAAGGACGGTAATGGGCGTCGCACGGCACCGGGCGAAGTCACGGTCACAGTGCTGTCCCGTGACGGCGACGGCACGCCGACCGAGGCACTGCTCGACGGTGTTCGCCAGCATTTCGCCCGGCCGGATGTACGCCCGGAAACGGACCTGGTCATCGTCCAGGCCGCGCAGATCAAACCTTACAAAATCCGCGTCGTGGCGAAGATCAATGCCGGCCCGGATTCAGGCTTGACCCAGGTTGCCGCCGAGCAGCAGTTGCAGGCGTATGCCGAGGCGTGTCATCGCCTGGAAGGGCGGGTGGATCCGAGCTGGATCGACTACACGCTGCACAGCGCGGGCGCGGTTCAGCTGCAGATTCTCGAACCGCTTGCGCCGATTGTGACGACGGCTTTTCAAGCCCCGTACTGCACGGGCATCGAGGTCGAGGTGGATACGTTATGAGTGACGACACACCTCGCCCGAGCCTGCTGCCGGTCAACAGTTCACCGCTGGAAAGGGCACTGGATCTGGGGTTCGCGCGGTTGCTCGAACGCATCGATCCGCCGTTTCCCGAGCTGATGAACCCGGCGACCACGCCCTTGGCGTTCCTGCCGTATCTCGCGGCGGATCGTGGGGTCAACGAGTGGAGCTCCGCAGCGCCCGAGGCGGAAAAGCGCCTGACCGTTGAACTCGCCTGGCCTACCGCCCGGCAGGCCGGGACGCGAAAGGCGCTGGAAAATGCCGCCAAGGGTTTGCAACTGATGCCTGAGGTGCGCGCCTGGTATGAGCAAACACCCCCTGGCCCGCCCTACAGTTTTTCCGTCAGGGCATTTACCGAGCAGCCCTACAGCGAAGAAATCGACGCCCGTCTCGACCGTCGCCTGGCGGAGGCCAAAAGCGAGCGCGACACCTTGAAGGTGTCTGTCGGCTTGAGCGCCTTCGGCCGTCACGTCATCGGCGCCGCCACGCTGTGCGGCGAACTGACCACGGTTTATCCGATCGTCATCGAAGGGCTGGAAACCTCGGGCCAGGCCTTCATGGCCGCCGGACTCTACACCGTCGAAACCTCCACTATTTATCCACAGGGGTCCTAAATGGCCGACTACTACACCCTACTCACCGATGCGGGGATCGCCTACGAAACCGCCTGCAAGGCGGCGGGCACACCGATCAAGCTGTCGCAGATTTCCGTCGGTGACGGCGGCGGCGCAGAATACTACCCGGCTGCAACGGCGACGGCACTCAAGCGCGAAGTCTGGCGCGGGCCGCTCAATGCGTTGTTCCAGGATGAAAACAACCCGAGCTGGCTGCTGGCCGAGGTCACCATCCCCTCCGATGTGGGCGGCTGGTATGTGCGTGAGGCCGGGATCTGGACCGATACCGGGATCCTGTACGCGATTGTCAAATATCCGGAGTCGTTCAAACCGGTGTTGGCGACGTCCGGTTCGGGCAAAGAGTTCTACATTCGATCGATCTTCGAGACCAGCAATGCTGAGCTGGTGACGCTGCTGATTGACGACACGGTGGTCAAGGCGACGCGGGCCTGGGTTGCAAGTTACGTTGCTGATGAGCTTGCCAAGCTCGACAGGAAGCAGTCGGTGCGGGTGGCGACGACGGCCAACATTGTCTTGAGTGGCGCGCAGGCGATAGATGGTATTGCGGTGATCGCCGGAAATCGGGTCCTGGTCAAGTCCCAGACCTTGGCAAAGGACAACGGTATTTACGTGGCCGCGAACGGCGCTTGGGTTCGGGCAAAGGATGCCGATGCGAGTGCGGAAGTGACTTCGGGTTTGATTGTCTCGGTGGAGGAGGGCGCGACGCTTGGCAACACGATCTGGCAGTTGATTACCGATGGTGTGATTGTGCTGGGCACTACGGCGTTGGCGTTTCAGAACATCACTCAAGGGTTTGCGCCGCTCAATTCGGCCGCGTTGCTGGGCGTCCCGACGGCTCCGACTGCACCGGTCAGCACCAACAATCAGCAACTCGCGACGACTGCGTTTGTGCAGCGTGCGCTCGGCAACCATTCGAGCGTTGGTGGGCTGGACGCGAGTACCGTTCTGACTGCGGATGCGTTCGGTAAGTCGTTCATCATCAACTCGGCCAACCCAGTGAATATCACCTTGCCAAAGGCAAGCACTGGGTTCAATGGCGGCACCATTAACCTGCTGAATGTATCGACCGGTACTGCAACCATCGTCCTGCAAGGAACGGATTATGTGGCGGGTATTGCTGCCAATCAGTTGGTGCTCAAGACACTGGACAGCATCACGTTGTCGACTGGCGCGGGCATCACCTGGTATGCGGAGAACGGATCGGTGCCGGATGCGTTGTCTACTGCATTCAATGGTGGGGTTCGGGCTGTTCTGGACAAATTCGGTCTGGGCTCGGATGCAGCGAAAATCCCAGTGATCAGTGACTTCTCGGATGACATCAAGCCTGGGCTCTATAGGGCATTTACGCTGGGGCATCCTGAAGCATCTGTCGGTGGGCCGCCAGAAACGAGCGGTATTGGCGGTACGTCCATGACGGTGATCGTCGGCGGTGGCTATCTCACGTCCAGCTATAAGACATTTCTGGCAATTATCAACCTCAATGCAACCGGCCCGACGAGGATATATGTCGGTCACAAAGTCACTGCCGGGGAGCCGCCGATTTGGAATGAAATCGCGCAAAGTGTCCATCTGCCCTATCGCGCAAAAGTCTATTACAAGGCTGCCGGGGTCTACCAATGGACGGTGCCAGCGAATGTCTGGAAGGTTTTCGCAGAGGTTCGCGGTGGCGGCGGAAGCGGCGCCTTCGGGACATTGGACACCGGTGCTGGTGGCGGCGGCGCAGGCGGAATCAGCCAGCGACTCGTCTCTGTCACGCCCGGCTCAACAGTCACCGTGACCGTGGGAGCGGGAGGCGCATACGTGACAGCTGTCAACACGGTAGGCAATCCGGGTGGTTCTTCTTCCTTTGGTCCGCATTGCTCGGCAACAGGCGGCGCAGGCGGGCTGGTGGTTGGCGGTGCTGGCGCTGGTTACGGCTCTGGCGGCGACTTCAACGGTTCGCTAGGTGCCGGAAATCCACCGGTGCGTAATGCGGCGTCCAATGGCGGGATTGGCGGTGCTGGAGGGGGCGGAGAGAGCATTTTTGCCGCAGTTGACACTACCACGCTGACGCAGCCCGGTATGGGAGGGGGCGGCCGAATCGGGACTCGATCTCAGGCCGGTGCCGACGGTTGTGTCTTCATCACCTATTGAGGGGAAACTGTATGTTGTGGGCAAGAATTGAAAACGGGTCGGTGGTCGAAACTACCGACCTCGATCCCTCTGAACGTTTCCACCCGGATCTATCGTGGCAAGCCTGTCCATCCGACGTGCGACCAGGTTGGGCCATCATCGACGGGGAGTTTTCCCCACCCCCAGTGCAGGCCTCTACCGAGCAAGCCGAGGTCGAACGGGTATGGCGTAATTTTGAGTTGGGGGCCACGGAATGGTTGGTTACACGTCACCGTGACGAACAGGATTTAGGCGTGGCTCCTACGCTGACGGTGAAGCAATTCCCTGAACTGCTTTCCTACCGTCAGGCACTTCGGGATTGGCCGCAAACAGCGACGTTTCCCGGTGCTGAATTTCGGCCCATCGCACCACCGTGGATCGCCGAGCAATCCCAGTAAACGCCCCGCATCGACGGGGCGTTTTCTTACTCATCCAAAACCCAACAGCCCCTTCCTCAAGGGGCTTTTTCATATCTGGAGAAACACAAATGGCACCACGCCAAACCTACACCGTGCTCCTCCCATTCCCCACCGGGGGTGGTCACTGGTCGAGCGTCGGCCAGGAACTCGATCTGCTCGACGTCGAGGCCAACGCCTTGCGCAGCGCCGGTCGCCTGGCGTTGAAAAAAACCGAAGCCGTCGAACCGGCTTCTGTATCCACCAAGGCCTTGAAGGCCGCCACCAAAAAGGCTGAATAACCATGGCTGAGGTTTTGAACTTCGAGCACAACGGCATTACCGTCAATGCCACCGAATCTCCCGAGGCCATGGGTGGCCTGGGTGACAACGTCATCGGGCTGGTCGGCACCGCGCCGAATGCCAACGCGCTGATTCCGAAAAACACCCCGTTCCGTATCAACAGCTTCACCACCCAGGCCCAGTTGGACCCGACCGGCGCCGAGGCGGGTACGCTGTTCCAGGCGGTTTACCAGATCCTCAAAGTGGTCAAGGTGCCGGTCTACGTGGTCATCGTCGAAGAGGGCGCGACACTGGCCGACACGCAGAACAATGTGATCGGCGGCATCGAGGCGCAGACCGGTCGCAAGCTGGGCCTGGCAGCGCTGAGTGGGGTCGCTGAAGACCTGACCATCATCGGCGCGCCGGGCTTCACCGGCACCAAGGCGGTGGCCAGCGAGTTCGCCTCGTTCGGCAAGCGCATCAAGGCCCGTGTGGTGCTCGACGGCAAGGACGCCGCGGTCGCTGATCAAGTGACCTACAGCCAGGAACTGGGCGGCGCGGACCTCGGTTTCGACCGTTGCCTGGTGGTACACAACATGCCGGCGGTGTACTCCAAGGCCGCGAAGAAAAACGTCTTCCTGGCCCCGTCGAGCCTGGCCATCGCCGCCCTCGCCAAGGTCAAGCAATGGGAGAGCCCGGGCAACCAGGTCACCTACGCCGAAGACGTCTCGCGTACCGTCGAATACAACATTCTCGACACCTCCACCGAAGGCGATCTGCTCAACCGTTACGGCGTCAGCTACTACGCCCGGACCATCCTCGGCGGCTTCTCGCTGCTGGGCAACCGTTCCATCACCGGCAAGTTCATCAGCTACGTCGGCCTCGAAGATGCCATCAGCCGCAAGCTGGTGAAGGCCGGCCAGAAGGCCATGGCCAAGAACCTGACCAAGTCGTTCATGGACCAGGAGGTCAAGCGCATCAACGACTGGCTGCAAACCCTGGTCGCCGACGAAACCATCCCTGGCGGCAGCGTGTACCTGCATCCGGAATTGAACAGCGTCGAGAAGTACAAGAACGGCACCTGGTACGTGGTCATCGACTACGGCCGCTACGCGCCGAACGAACACATGATTTATCAACTCAATGCCCGCGATGAAATCATCGAGCAGTTCCTGGAGGACGTTCTCTAATGTTTACCAACCGCGTAAGACAGGCCATCGCGGCCACCCTGCAAGGCCTGCCGTTGTCGGCAACCGTGGAAGATTTCACCCCGCCGAAGATCGAATTCGAGATGGAAGAGATGCGCGGCGGCCGTTTCATTGGTGAGGAAATGGCCAAGGGCGGCAAGGTGCTGACGGCCAAGCTGACGCTGCAAGGTCTCGGCCCGGAAGTCATGCTGGCGCTGGGCGTGAGCGTGGGCGACGACATTCTGCTGAACGTGCGTGAAGCCGGCCAGGATCAGGACGGCAACACCTGGTTTACCTACCACACGGTGGGCGGCAAGTTGAAGTCCCTCGAGGAAACTCCGCTGAAAATGACCGAGAAGCCCAAGACCAACCTGGAGCTGTCCTGCCGCACCTACAACCGCCTGGAAAACGGCGTTCCGGTGATCGACATCGACGTGCGCACCCAGAAGTTCGTGCTCAACGGTGTCGACATTCTCGGTGATGCGCGCCGTGCGGTGTTGTTGCCCTAAGCCCTTACCGGCCGGCTAGATGCAATCCCTGTGGGAGCGAGCTTGCTCG